AAGCACTGTGCAAAATTTGCCCAGTGCTTTTTTCATGCCGTTTTAGCTCATGTTGGTCAGAGCAGCTACCTCGTAAGCAGCAGGCCGCTGGTTCGATTCCAGCAAGCGGCACCATGCGGCGGGCGGCGCGTACCCCGCCCACGACCGAATACTGACAGAGAACAGTGTAAAAAACTGAGGTCTCACACACGAAAGGAGTTTCCACCCATGAAACGTGAAGACGTGAAGAACAAGATCCCCGGCATCACCGATGAACAGCTGAACTGGATCATGCAGGAGAACGGCGCAGACATCAACCGTGAGAAGTCTGCCGCCACGGCCCTGCAGACCCAGCTGGACAACGCAAACGCCCAGCTCAAGACCGCACAGGACGGCCTGAAAGCCTTTGACGGCGTGGACGTGGCAGGCCTGCAGGAGCAGGTCACCAAGCTGAAGGCCGACATGAAGGCGCAGGCCGAGGGCTTTGCCTTCGATAACGCCCTGAATGCCGCCATCATGAGCAAGAAGGGCCGCAGCGTCAAGGCGGTGCGTGCTTTGCTGGATCTGGACGCCCTGAAGGGCTCTGCCGACCGCAGCACCGACATTGCCAAGGCGCTGGACGATGCCACCAAAGCGAATCCGTGGGCCTTTGGCGATGTGCAGGACGGAGAAAAGAAGAACGCGGGCACCTACTCCACCGGTGCTGAGCACGGCGACCCGATGCACGGCGAGGACGATGTGGATCCGGTGGAAGCGTCCTTCAAAGCCATGAACCCCAACATCAAAATTTAAGGAAAGGATGATTTTTCATGCCCCATATTGCAAGAGAGCGTTATTCTGAGCTGGTAGATGCAAAGCTGCGCGCCACCATCGTGAAGCGCGTCGGTGTCATCTGCAACAACCGTTACGAAGGCAGCCCCAAGGCCGGTGCTGTCAAGGTGCCTGTCCGCGACACCGAGGTGACGGTGGCCGACTACAACAAGAAGACCGGCACCGCTATGACCCACGGCGACACCAGCTTCCTGACCGTGAACATCGACAAGGACAAGGCTGTGAACGAGCTGATCGACGGCTTTGACGCCGAGAGCGTGCCCGGCCATCTGGTGGCCGACCGTCTGGACAGCGCCGGTTACTCGCTGGCCCTGCAGATGGAGACCGACGCTTCTGCCGAGCTGGTAACCGGCGGCACCGCCATGGACAGCACTGCTGCCCTGACCAAGGCCAACATCTATGACACCATCGTGGACGCCCGCACCAAGCTGTCCGAGACCCACGTGCCCACGGATGGCCGTTGGCTGCTGGTCTCCCCTGAGACCTATGCCCTGCTGCTGAAGAGCCCGGAGTTCATCAAGGCGTCTGCTCTGGGCGACGCCGTGGTGCAGACCGGCGCGGTGGGCCGCGTGGCAGGCTTTACCGTCTTTGAGGATACCACCCTCGGCGAGAAGGTGGACTTTATCGCGGGCCACCCCAACTGGTTCACCCGCATCGAGGAGTGGAGCGAGCCGGTGGCCGTGAACGACCTGAAGGGCAGCGGCACCTTCATCGGTGCCTGTGCTGTGCAGGGCCGCAAGATCTACGCCCACAAGGTCACCAAGTCCCAGACCGTCCTCGTCAAGAGCCACGCCTGAGGAGGTCTGACCCATGCTCTACTGCACCTATGACCAGTATGCGGCGGCTGGCGGTACAGTGCCGGAAGCTGTCTTCGGTGTGCTGTGCAGCCGGGCTTCCCGCATGATCGATGCCGCCACCTTTGGCCGGGCCGAACCCCACGCCGCCGGGTGCGAGGCCTGCCGGGAAGCATTAGCGGACGCCTGCGCCCAGATCGTCGGCCTGCTGGCCGCTGCATCTGCGGCGGGTGCTGTGCCGGGTGCTGCCAGCGTCTCCAACGACGGCTACAGCGTCACCTTTGGCAGCAATGCCAGTGTGACCGCCGCTGCCCGGCAGGAAGCCTATGAGATCATCCGCACCGCGCTGGGCAGTGACCTGCACGGCCTGCTGTACAGGGGGATTTTGTGATGCAGACAGCCGTTACTGTGGTGAACCTCATCCACGACACCGCCACCGAGACTGACAGGCCGGTGTGCTGGGTGTTCCCGGGGTGCAGCTGGCGGGAATGCCGCTCCACCTCCGGCTCCGGCACCGCCAAGGACCCGGAGCGCACCACCCACATCCGCATCCCGGCCAGCGTGTGCACCATGGGCTACCTGCCCTATGCCCAGTGGGCGGCGCTGTCTGCAGCGGAAAAGGCCAAGCACTGGACCCTGAAACGCGGCTGGAAGCTGGTGCAGGGCGCGGTGCCTGCCTTGACCGAAGCCGAGTATGCCAAACTCGAAAAAACGCACCTATGCTGCACGGCAGCGGCTGTCTCCGATAACCGGGAGCCGCTGCTGCCCCACTGGCACGTGGAAGGGAGCTGATCGTATGAGCGCACCGGTTTTTGATTTCAAGATCACATTCCGTCCCGGCTTTCAGGCCGACATGGACGCACGGTTCGCAAGGCTGCAGTTTGCCTTTTCACAGAAAGTGGTCGATGTTGTGGACAAATATGTGCCGCTGGAAACCGGCGCGCTGAAGAACAGCGTGAATCAGGCATCCAACTTTAAGGAAGGTCTGCTGGTGTACAATACGCCCTATGCCCGCAGGCAGTATTATCTGCATGAACGGGGCACCGACCTGCACGGCGCGAAGGGCGAAACGGAACGTCACCGCGGTTCCTACTGGGGACAAAACGCCATTGCCGACCACAAGGACGAGCTTGAAAAGTTCGCCCATGATGCCGCAAAGCAGTTTCTGGGAGGGAACAAATGAGCGAAACCGTAAAGCCCACCATTGCCGCCCTGCGGGCATGGCTCAAGACCTGCCCGCTGATCGCCGACGAGCAGGAAGCCACCGGCGCGGCTTTCCGCATTGCCGGACTGGAAGAAGAATCCACCGCCTTTTCCATCGAGGACAGTCCCGGTGATCCCATCATCACCAAGTACATCTCCGGCTGGGAAATGGCGAAGAATTACCTCTTCCTCAGCCGCCGGGAGTACAGCGAGGTGGATGCCGTCAGCATCCAGAACAGCGGCTTTTTCGAGCAGCTCACCGAGTGGGTCATGCAGCAGGATGCCCGCCATAACCTGCCCGACCTCTCGGCCTGCGGCGGGGGCAAGACCCCTACCGGCATTGCCGTGACAAACAGCGGCTACATCGTCACAAACAGCGCGGGCAGCTGTAAGATGCAGCTGCAAATGCGCCTGACCTACTACATGCCCAAATGAAAGGAGTTTTGATATGACCGTAGCGGAAGCTATTACCAAGTCCGGCATCACGCCCAGTGCGTCCTATACCGGCATTGAGACGGCCAACGATTTTGTGCTGGCGTTCCAGACCGACAAATCTAAGCAGAGCAAAGAAGCTGACTGGATCGTCTGCGCCGACCACGTCAAGGAGCACTCCGGCTCCCTGAACGCCACCACCGAGGATTCCCAGTACATCCGCACCGGCAACGTCACCGACAAGACCGGCACCCAGCGCACCCTTGCTGTCAACGGTGACCGCTGCGTGGGCGACGCATTTCAGGATTTTGTGCTGAGCCACAAGATCGTGTACGGCACCGGAAGTGATGTGATCGTGCCCTACATCTATTTCAGCCTGCGCACCGGCAAGGGCGAGAAAGGCAGCGCTGCCATCATCGTCACCAGCGATGTGGGCGGTGCAGCCGGTTCCAAGGCCACCTTTGCCTGCGACGTGAAGGCCATCGGCACGCCGGACGAGTTTGACTACAACCCCGCCACCCAGTCCGCTGAGCCTGCCAAGGCCGTCAAGGGCTGATTTTTTTTCAAACACAGTCCCCGCTCCGAACCGGAACGGGGATCTTTTATGCCGTGAACAAAGCTTATTCCTCCGGGGCAGAACCGGGGCACGGCCCAAGAAAGGAGCCAGAACATGGTTATTTGTGGACAGGAATTTGAGTTTTCCCTGATGAACGCCAACGACCTTGACCGCTTTGAGGACGCCAACGAGCGGATGCAGCGCAGGAGCGCCGAGGAAGCAGAGCAGTTCCAGCGCGGCGGCGTCCGTCTGGGCGACCATGTGCGTGCACAGGCACGCATTGCCATGGACTGCATCGACGAAATCCTCGGTGCAGGCTCGTCCGACCGTCTGGGTCTGGATGAAAACAACATGGCCCCCATCTATGACGTGATTGAGGAACTGGGCAATGCCTTTGCCGCCGAGAAGCAGCGCTATGCCGCAAAGCCTTTCCAGCCCATGAACCGGGAGCAGCGCCGCGCACAGGCCAAAAAGGGCAAGCACAATCCGCCTGTAAGCTATCCCGCACCGCCTGCCTCCCGGATGGTGGAGCGGGTGGATGCGCAGGTATCCGCAAAGCAGAAAACCGAGCGGCTGATCGATGCCCGGCAGGCTATGAATGCCCTGCGGGATGATCCTGATGCCATGCAGCAGCTGGCGGCATACGCACTGCAGATCGCCGCAGAGCGCCATGTCTGATCTGCTGCTGGACGAGTTGCCCACCCGGTGGCATGGACACGAGATCATCCCGGATTTCCGGCCCATGGTCTGGCTGGTCAACACCTATGTGCGCGGCCAGACAGGAGATGATCCCATCGGTTTTGCGGTCAGCGCTCTCTGGCGTTTTTACAAAGACCCACACTGTTTTCTGAACGACCCTCAGAAGATCATCGACGCCTACGGGTACATGATCGAGTTTTATAAGGCGGGCGAAAAAGCAGCCGAAAGCGCCGCAGCTGAAAGCAGTACCGCGCCCTCTTCCGGTCTTGCCTTCGACTACCAGTGCGATGCCGGTTACATCGTGGCGGCATTCCAGCAGGCCTACGGCATCGACCTGACCCGCGAAAAGGTGCACTGGTTCCGGTTCCGGGCGCTGTTCGCCGCCCTGCCGGAGGATACCCTCATGGCAAAGATCATGAGCTGGCGCACCATGGATCTTTCGGAATACGAAGGCTCCATGCGCGACCGCTACGCCGACCTGCAGGAGCGCTTTGCCCTGCCTGCTGAGCTGAGAGGGGGTGCCGCCCGTGTCGTGTCCGTCGAAGAGCATGACGCTGCGTTCCTTGCGCGGTTCCGGCACTAGCCGCGCCCCGGTGCCCTGCCCCTATTGCGGCCGGGCGCTGCCGGTGTGGGCAGAAAATGCCGCATCCGCCCATGGCCTGTGGGTAAAATGCAAAAATCCCGCCTGTAAGCGGGAGGTAGAGATCAAGTTATAACAGCCTGTGCCCTTGTGCCCGCGCTCCGAATGAGAGGTGGACACAGTGGCAGATTTCAGCATCACCGGTGAAGTAAGGCTGAACAGCGACCCGGCAGAAAAAAGCACCAGTAAGTGGACGATAGCCGCCGGGCAGATGATCGCGGACTTTGCAAAACAGGCATCGTCCAAGCTGGCCGAGGTGGTCAAGAGCGGCGTGGACTACAACGCCACCATGGAAAGCTACCTGACCAACTTCAAGGTCATGCTGGGCAGCGAGGAGGCCGCCGCCACAAAGCTTTCCGAGATCCGCAAGATGGCGGCATCCACGCCCTTCTCGCTGGATGATCTGACCAGCGGCACCCAGACCCTTTTGCAGTTCGGCATTGCGGCAGACGACACCACCGGCGTGCTGCAGCGGCTGGGTGATATCTCTCTGGGCAACGCCGAAAAGCTGCAGACCCTGACCCGCGCCTA